GTCAGATGAAGTCAAGTATATCTGTACTGTCTTGGATTGATCATAGATGTAAATCTTTTGTACATTGTCTAGCTCAAGACCAGAGAAGTCTACCTCTGCAATTCTACCAGCAACAGTCTTGCAGTTAGTTGAAATATTTAAAAATCGTACGTCGTCTACTGTTGCCATTAGTTTATCCAGTTTTTAAGTTCAGGCCACCATTTAATATACCAATCTTTGCCTCCCTTTTTCTTGCCCTTATGCTCATTTAAGTCCTCTCCCGTCTTGATGTCCATTACCGCTGGGAATGTTCTAGACACGATAGTGAGAATAGAGCTTGAGTCTTTCTTTTGATATGGAGCCACCACACGAGACCAGAAAGATCCGTCTAGCTTGTAGTTGATGTCTAAATCAAACCACTGGTCTACATCTTCTATTACTTCTCTTTTTACTCCCATACCTACAGGCCCAAATCCGCGTTTCATATCAAATATGCGGCAATGAATATTGTCAGGTTGAATTGCAAAGAATCTAGAGGCCCCAAACACTTTAAAGCCTTCTTTGTACGCAGCAATAAAATTCCGTATATACAAATTAGACAGCAGGTTATTGCTGTCCATGCGCATCATGCAGTCCCAATCTAAAGTTAAAGCGTGTTCTATACCTTTATTCATTTTAGTTCCTATGGGGAAGTTCTCTACTTCTATTACATGATAGCCTCTATTCTTGGCTTTCTCTGTGTGGTGATCTTCTGATGAAACAATTAATACTTCTGAGTCAATACCTTCTTCTTTGAAGATAGATTGAATTCTATCTAGTCCAGAATATGTAAGATCAGTTACCTCTGGTCTTTTCCAAACTGTGACGAATATGAGAATCTTCATAGTAAAAAGATAAGGGGGAGAACCCTATTGTCCTCCCCATTACCAAAAAGAAGTAATATTACCACATGAACTGTTCAGCTTCAGTCAAGTCTACAACTCCGAAGATTGTATCGAAATCACCTTCGCTTGTAGTAACCGCAGCACCATCAGAATCAAAGTAGATTACGCACTGGTTCAATGTACCTGCAGGTGCAATACCAGTAGAGGTTGGCCAGTTGTGCTCATACTCAATTACGATCTTATTGTATTTACCATCAGCTTGAGTGTACGTAGCTGGGTTTTGTGGCAAGTACATTCTGTTGAAGTCACCGTAACGGCTTCTGCAACGAATTTCTTCGCTCAATACCTGCCATGGGTTACCTACACCAGGCAAAAACGCCTGTGAAGAAGCATTATCCAAAAAAGTACCGTCGGTTACGTTTTCAGCAATCAAGTCAAATTGAACGCCCGCATGACGTGCAGTAATGGTAACATCACCACCAGAGTTAGACGCCGTGAACAAAGCGTTTAGGATTCCATTTTCTTGGATGTTAGAAACCAAGTTGGCTCCAGCATTACCTGGCGTACTACCGTATGCAGAAGTGTGCAATACTTTGTGGTTAGTCAAGTTGTGAGCCCCCAAAGGAAATTGCTTACCTCCGTCGCTCAAATCTACGTATCCAGTGCTGTTTGCATCATTAAAGTTCAACTGTGAAGTTGGGACCATTTTAATGATCAGCTTGATATCGTAGTTTTTTGAGGCAACAAGAGTACCAGTTACAACATTTGCTCGAGTAGAGCCTGCATACGGATCGTGTGTAATGCGACGAATGTTGCGAGTATTAATCATTGGAGTAGCCAAAGGATTACCAGCAGTACCTTGAACAAACTGCAAGTTGTTGTACAACCATGCAGGATTTGCTACTGTGGTGAGCGCATCTGAAGTGGTTATAGTACTTTGAGTATCAAGTGATGCAGCGTACAACGCAGTATTAACCCAAGCGCTGCCATCCAGGTCCCATATACCTACTTCTCCGTTAGCAATTTGGCTAAAACTCTGAGTGGTAGTGCCTGCTTCTACTGTTGCTCCGTTTTTGTTTGAAACGAAGACTTGTGAAAGATTAGTTCCCATTTTAATTTATTTTTTTTGGGATTAAACATCATATTTATTCACTCCCCAGGACCTCCCTGGTTTGTGTGTTATACCTCGGGTCAGAAATGGCCTCCAGTATGCTTTGTACTGCCATCTCAACGATCTCACTGTGAGTGTGTTCTGGCAACTCACACCCTATGCCTAAACCTTTGTTCATTTGCTTAGGGTGTCTAATATATTTAACATCAACAAATGTAGTGAAAAAAGTTTCGTCACTATGTACGTCGATAAAGTTTTCTTGTATTGTGTATTTAATCTTGTCGTAAGACGTAGTATTAAATGGGTCACTTAGAAGAGAGTACAGGTCATCATGTTGTACAAAAGACATTCGGTCTCTACTTCTTACTCCTGGGACGTCTGCATCTTTATCATATGCTCTGAACTTTATTTGTCTTTCAGATTTTCCGCCCGCGGTATCGGACTCTAGCTGAGAGGGTGTTCCGCATGGAATAGTTTGTTCTACAGATGCTCCGGTCACTGGGTGATACCAAACAGCGGTTAATGCAGGCGCAGCTTGTTGAAGAGCTCCTAATACTGCAGCAGATCTAATTAATAGTTTTACTGTGTTAGAGTTCATAGTTGGAGTTCTTTCTGATCCCTGAAGCAGAAACAGATCAAATGTTTCTTGTGAGGGATCTTCATCATCCTGTGTACCAAGACCTGCACCATTAGCTGTTACATTTTTTCTCCAGTATGGGTCAGAGTCTACTACAACTACTTGTTCTAAGAAATCAGCGTCAACATTAGCTACAACACCGTTTTGAGAACCTACCTCTTGCGGAGGAGCAGAAAAGCTTTGTATAAAGTTATACCAATTTGCGAGGTATCTTCTTGTCAAGCCCTCTCCAATGATTGTACCAGTAGTAGTTACGGATGCAACCAAAACTGTCTCACCAAATTTTAATACCCCAAGTTTATACCCCTCAGCTCCAGCAGGTGGGGTCATTCTAATGTCCCACTGCTTGTATTTAAATGTTTGATCTACATCAAATTTCCACTGAATAACGTTGTTACAAGCTTGGTAGTTATCAGCAATTGCACTAACTAGGAACATGTAGTCCATAGGAAGTGGGGCTCTATCAATTTTATAACCAGTAATAGATTCTCCGACATAGAAACATTTAGTTCTGCTGTCTACTACCAGTGCTCGAAGATCATCAATTCTTTTTTGAGATTGTTCAAACCCTTTACGATACTTATTACCCATAGGGTTGTACCGTTGCTTAATGAATGACTCCATTGCATCATTAAGTTCGTGATCAATCTCTTGTGGTAAGAGATTGTCAACCTGGAAAGATGCGATTTTTTGCACCCCCAGGTTGACAGCAATATGCATCTCTTCTATTGTCATTTAAGTTCTTTAAGTTGTGCTCTCATGGCATTGATTTGCCCTGAGTTCTTTTTGTTGTTGAAATATACAATAGCATCAGTAATGTTCTCCCCAATGGTTTCATCTCCGTAGATGATTTGATTCCCAATAGTTCGAAGCACACTCAATTCAATCATTTCTTCAAGCTCTGCACGAACGTCGAGGTTTTTATCAGTGCTGTGTTTGAGGAAAGCCGCTGGCTTTTGGTCCTTAACATCGTAAAGCATATTCTCAACTTCCATGTCAGTTAGCTTTTCAGGTCTAGAGCCTTTAGACAATACACGCAACAATCTTCGCATCTTATCCATGTCAGAAGAGACTTTAATAAATTCTTTGTCTGCTTCTTTCTTGAGCTTAATTGTAGCGTTCTTCTTTAGCAAATCTTTGTCTGGGTCATAGATGTAGAACTTCTTAGTCCCATCTGCGTTCATTGCTGCTTCAGAGTCTGCAACCTGTCTGTGTTTCATACACCACTTATAAGTAATGTAATCCATTGGGTTTTCAGGATTACCGTTCTCGTCAGTAGTAATATTAAGCCCCTTTCCTTCGAAGGGAACCTTAACACTCATGCTAGCCCAAAACTCTTTTTCTTGCTTAGGCCAAGCTTCGTGTCCGTATGGGACATCTAGTATTCCAGCTAAAAGCTTTCCAGCTTCTTCACCTTCTACACCTCTGAGTGGTTGTCTTCCGACATAGATACTCCCGATACTAATTTTTGCGCCTGCACGTACTTCTTTAGGTAAGTGATTCAGGACTTCTTTTCTGCGGATATAAATTTTACGCATGATTTTGTTCTTTTAGAGTTTAGAAAGAATAACTAAGTTGTTCTTTTATTAAGAAGAATAACTTAATGAATTTATGGTAAGTGGGGGGACCAACCCGTTGGCGATCCCCCCTATGCAAACCAAACACAAATTACGATGCCACACACTGCAGATCGAGCGAAGTATCGAAGCGGCGAAGCAAGATACCTGCTGTTTTCAACATGTGTACAGACGCACCGTCTATATCACTAGCGCGAGTGTCAGACTCAGCAAATCCTTTAGGAACTACTGAACCTGCAACAGCCCAACGCAACATTTCACGACCCTTCTTATTGATCATCTGGAGGTTGTTTTCTCCGTCATAAGATGATTGGTCAACGAAGGTCATTCTGTAAGATTCCAATGGCAATCCAGATTCTGGGTGCTTAGCAGAAGCTTGAGCAACAGGACCATGGTCAAACAATGGGACTTTTACTACGTTCACTCTGTGACCATCAATGTGGTCGTAAGAAGTGAAGTAACCAGTGATACCCAAGCTACGACCGCTACCAGTAATGAACTTAGACTCAGTAGTCTGGAGGTAGTTGTTGCCTTGAGATCCACCAGTAGCATAGTAGTTACGCAGAGCCTTATCGAACTCACGTGCACCACCAATACCAGTGTACAAAGTCACTTGCTTATCAGTAGCGTCAGTCATGCCGTAGAACAAGTCACCAATAACGTTCTCAATCTTAGCCTGAGTCAAGGTAGAGTAAGTGTCTTTGTTGATGATCTGCTCGAACAAACCAGGACCAGCAATTACTGGTTGACCGTTCTCGTCTAACATTTCATTTACACCGTTCTCACCATAAGTCTTCTGGCCATACCAGTAGTACATCTCACACTCTTCTTTAAAGCGGAGCATGTGGCGGTACTCTTCGTAATCCATCCACAACTTGGTAGTAGAACCTTCCTTAGTTGGGAGAGAGAACTGAGCAACATAATCTTTAGCGTTACCAGAGAAGTGGTAAGACTTACGTACAGTACCAATCTTGCTACGTACGAGACCTGGTGCACTCCAGTTAGATGCATTTCCACGAGAGAAGTCAACACCTACTGATGCAAACAACATCCCGAACAAAGCACCTGCTGCAATGTCAGCTGCAGGCATGCTAGTTTGGTCAGGAGATACGAGCTTCAAAGAGTACTCATAACCACCTGCAGCTGGTACAGGCTCAGACATAATACGAGCCAATACACCTGATTGAGATACCAAAGTGTAAGGGAAGATGAACCACTTGTCTGGGAAGACAACCTTGAAGATTTGTCCACTTGCTCCTGCATCGGCGCCCGGGCCACTAACAACAGGACGAACGTTTACTTCGTGAGTCTTCACGCGGTACTCGTATTCGAAACGGTCAATAGATTTAGTATTTCCAACACCCTCAGTCAAGAATGACAAAGGGAATTTCTTCTCTTCGCGGCCTGCGAGGTGAGTAATAATTGGAGACAACTCTTCTGGTTTCTCCATCAAAGCATTAACCAACGAGTTAGTGTCGGTCATCTGCTGGTCATTGTAGTACGTTTTCAGTACTTGAGTTAAAGCCATAGTTTTCTAGTTTTTAGTTGTTTATTGTAATATGCTACCGAGATCCAGTTGGTCAAAGTCGACGTTCTTGGAGCTGCGTTGTTGTTTTCGGGCGGACTTAACCCGCTCTTCATTCGATACGATTCGTTCTCTCAAATTCCGAGCAGCCTGAGTCTTAGCCTTCTTTTCAATTATACCGTTAAGGTCAAACCCACTATACAGCATATAATCTATAGCGAGTTTGATATCTGTTCCTGCTTCTTGATAGTCGAGATCACGTTGTGTCTCTCCGTTCTGTCCTACAGGATTAGATATGTAATCAAAAAAGTTTGATTTTTCTCTATCTGGGATACGGACCCCTGCAAATTCATTACCGGATTCTATTGTGTCAGCTACTTCATTCCAGAACTGTTGTTGTTGTTCTTGTTGCTGTTGGTACAATTGCTGTTGTTGTTCCATAAGCTGTTGTTGCTCTTCTTCTTGGAACTTAACTAGGTGTTGCTTTGCTTTTTGTGCATTACTAAATAGTCTCCCAGAATCTTCATACGTATCAATTGTATCTTGTATGAATTCTGCATCGTGACCTTTAGTTTGCAAAAACTGAGCAAGTACTGCTCTTTGCATACTTATATTGTCTTCAGCAATCTCAATAGAATTGTAATCTACTTGCTGGCCCTGCCTTTGAAAGAACTCACGGGAATCTCCTCCCGCTAGTACATAATCTAGATGTTGTTGAACCTCTGGGAACTGCTCAAACAATCCTGCGATCTGTTCTTCTGCAGCGTTTTGCGTAATGTCTCTTACAAAGTTTGTAATACCTTCTAGGGAATCTTCGTAGTCATTTTCTAACTCAAAGCCTAGGGTCTTAGCTACTTCAAAAGCTACACTTCTCGGTTCTTCAACTTCTTCAATGTCGTCTTCTTCAACTTCTTCTTCAACCTCATATTCGGTTTCAGATTCTTCGATTTCAACTTCATTGTCAATCTCTTCTATCTCCTCAACTTCTTGAGGGGTTGTGTCTTCAACGTCTTGGACGTCTTGGATTGTGTCAACTCCTTCTCCTAGCACATCGTCTAGGGTCAAAGAGTCTATGTTTAATTTGTCGTCTGGTTGCATGTTTACAAATTTATTTAGTTAATTCTATAGTTTTATGTAAAATTATTTTTTACAATAATCCTTATAATATATCACTGGCACCAAAATCCCCCTGTCCCAGGTGCACATCCTTTTACTCTCTTACCTATTGTTTTTGAGGGTGCAGCCCCAAATGTCATGCTTGTTGCACGTTTAATTTTAGGTACATCATATTCTGGTTGTGGGGGTCTTACTGGTTGTTCTCCCATTAATCCTCTAACAAACTTTTCTCCTCTATACATTGGGAGATACACAGGACCAGAGTTCATAAATCTAGGATTAGCATAAGGGAGCACTCGTCTATATCCCACAGGCTCAGCACCTCTGGCTGTTGCTCTTCTATTTATTCCAGTTGCTATTTTATTTAGGTACCCACCTTTTTGGAAGTTATCTATTAATCTTAGACCTGCTTTGTTAGGAATTCCTCCCCCAACTGTACCTAGCATGGTTCTGGCCTCTTGCATATAGTGAGAGGGATCTTTAAATACCTGCCCTGCGTGTGCTGGTGAGTTAGGATAGGGAATCATTTTTCCATATCTTATATTAAGCTGCTCTAGTTCTCTAGCATTTCTTGCTGAGAGTTGTGGCATATTCTCAAGGTCGTACAGATTAAAGTCCCCGGTATTTCTATTAAATCTAATGTTGGCTGGATTGTCTAGATCAATCCCAATTCCTTTATCCCTCATCTGCCTAATTTTTCTAAGAGCTCCTGCAAATTGATCTCTAGATGGTTGTACAAGTCCGGGTATAGAGTTTGGGTTACGTCCTGCGTGGAAACCTGTAAAGCCAAAGTCTGAAGATGTATCAAGCCCCTTCATTACAGTCAGCTCTGTTTTTGGAATTTTAGGCTGAAAAGTAGAGTCTGGCCAATATTTTTGAGGAGGGCCGTAATTCTTTGGGGGAACTACCCCGCTTCTATATGGGATAGCTACATTATCCAAGTGAGAAAGGTCAGATGCTCTGTCAAGGAAATCCTCTGTCATTCCTGAATACCTACTTGTTGGTAATCCAGGTCCTAGGTCTGCTTTTCCTATTTTTATTACGCTGTCGGTCCCTTTTATAGGATGAACTGTTCCAAATGATCCTTCTCCAATTGATTGACCAAAGGGTGTTTTATTGTACAACTCCGCTAGTGAGTTTGATCGTTGTCTAACTATTTCTGGAGACCATCCCTTGCTGCCTAATGCTCTTTGGTTAGCATACTCTTCTATGTAGCTTTGTTTTCCTAGTAGCTCATCAAATCCTGCTTCAGGACTAAGGTCTATTCGTTTTGGGTCAATTGGTTTATTATACCCAAATAAGAAATTAGGTTTATCACCTACGTTTCTAAAGCCCATAGGATTTTTTAGGTAAGGGTTAGCTTTGTATAAATCACTTACTCCTGTTACTCCTGCTCTTTTTGCTACTTGTAGGCCAGCTCTTGCGGCCCCAAAAGCAGGCACAGCTCCTAATGCGTTCATTGATCCGCTTACGGCAGATTGAAGCGCTTTTTGTCCCTCACCTTGCAGAAGATAACTTGTAGCATCTCCAAAATCCTGATATGCATTTACACCATAATTAACCCATGCAGCTGGATTAAATATGTCGTTAGTTAATTGCCCAATCCCAGTCCCCTTACTTTTAGATTCTGCAAACTCTGCCTCAGATGGGAGGCCTTCTACTGCTGGGTTAATTATTGCCCTAGCTGTAGCCATAGGATTAGCAGCCATCTCCAAGAATGAAGGATTCTTCTCTACTATATTATTGTTTTCGTCTACTTCAAAGTTTCCTTCTTTGATTGTGCCCTGGTCTCTATAGCGTGGGGTGTCTAATGTAGGCAAAGCATTTTGCTGATTAAGAAATGCTTGTTCTGCAAAGCTTGGTCGAGCTGTACTTTCCGCTACTGGATAGTAAGGTCCAGCGGATTGCATCTTTCTAGGGACATACTGTAACTGATCCTTCCCAAAGTATCCGCTTGGGTTTGTGGTAAGCTCGTGCGTCTTATAATGATCTCCACCTAGATACCCATGAATTAGTTCTTTAACTGCAGTTGGGTGTTTTGCAGATTTTAACCACATCCCGTTTTGGTCATCTACAGATGGGAGATGCCCAAACTTGTCTGGTTCATACCCAAGCTCCATAGCTCTATCATAATTGTACAATCCCCCACCTTGCATATTAGCTGGGGTCTCAATTATAGTCCCACGCTGTGGTCCTGTTGGGAGACTTTGTACACCAGGTGGTACATTCTCGTATGACTTAACTAGATGTCCTTGTTCGTCAAACTTCTGAATGTTAATTGGGGCTTTCATCCCCATGGTATTAAATGGGGTATTGGGAGGGACATCTGGGAATACCATACTTTGATTGACGTCCCCAGCCTGGTGTGCAGGTCTCAGTCCTTGCTGTTGTTGCTCTGGTGTATTAGCAATCCCTATATTATTCTGTTGCTCGAACTGCCCAATAAGATCTATTCCTTGATCGTATGCTCTGTATACGTCAAGTATTGAGCCTGGGAATCCAGACTGTCTATGTCGTTGTAATAACTGCCGTCTAGTAGCGTTATCCATTACTCACCGTTAGGTTCAGTATCCCCTTCTTTATCTAATGCCTCACGCTTTAAGTCAATCTCTTTCAACTTAATGTCGTAGTCCTGAACTAGTTTTTGCAAGTCTATGTCTAGACGGTTAGCTTGGTCTTTAGCTTCAGCATTGATAAGAGCAATCTCAATATCCTTCTGTCGGTCTCTGTCTTTCTCTTGAGCCTCTTGTTGCATCTTAGCTTGCTCCATTTGCATCTGCTGTTGTTGCATTTGCTGTTGAGCTTGTTGCTGTGCTGCTTCAAGTTCTTTTTGAGCTGCTTCTGCCTTTCTAAGTTTCTCTTTAATGCCGCTGAAGTTCTCCGTGTCCATGAGATCCAGGACTGCAGAAGCCGGCATTCCGTTTTGAATCATAGCCTGTGACAATTCCTTAGCTTGTCTGATATTCTCTTGGTCTCTACCTGCATCAGATACAAAGATTCCGTACTCTGTCTCCATATGTCCTAGGGAGTCTAGGTCAATAAACTGGGTAGTGGTATCAGGCATTACATACATGCCTTTCTTCCCAGATATCCAAGCTTCTTTAGAATAGTCAAGCATCCCTTGTAGCTCTCGTTGTTCAAAGCGTGAGAACTTGCGGAATAAGTCTTCGGTAATATGAGATGACTGAACAATAGCTTGCTGTGAAGCTCCTTTGCCTTCATATGCTCCGATTGTGCCCTGACGCTGTCTATTTACCCCAGATATCTTCTCCCACTCTTGCATCGTGGTTTCAAGTAGCAGAACATATTGTTCTATTGTCTTGATAGACATGTCAAGTACTGACTGATGTTGCGGAGATAGTTGTATTCCTTCTTTGTTGTAGTCAACCCATGCAATACCTGTACCTTCTACGTAGTACATAAACTTATCTAGATCCCACTTCTTTGGAATCATGTTAATATCAAACTGCGCAATAATGTCTTTTGATCGTGCGATCGCAAGCTCCATGCGATACTTGAAGATATTGTAATTAATCTGAAACGGAATACCCAAACTAACCAACGAGATGTTGTTGGAGTTAATGTCTGAGTATTTGAACCCGTTGATTGGGAGCTTACACACAGAAGGGTTGTCTATAGATGTTCTCTGATTAGGAATTGGGCTAGTCTTGACGTAGAATCTACCATCAATCTTGGTTCCCTCCCATACTTCGTTTACCCATTCCCAGTTGATCTTCGCTCCTGCTTCTTTCATCTCTGCGGGCATACGATAAGATTCGTCTACCTCAAATTCCTCAATCATCCCAGTCTGTGGGTCGGAGTAGGCAACAAATCCAATTCGTTTACGAGACTTCCAGTATACAGTTACTACTTC